TCCAAAGTTTGTTTTTGAACATAACGATTGTCTGTTGAAGTTACTCACTGAATGATGTTAACATGGTCATTCTACTTTACAATCTGGATGCCATACTTTAAGTTGTTTACAATACTCTTGTTTTGCAGTTTGTTTATCATATGCATCAAACAGTTTGTCATCACGTTGAGTGAGAAATGCATTCCAACCAAGTATAGCTATGAAAGCAAGAAAAATGTAAGTAGTATTTGTGAATTTCATTGTAAATTAAGATAACTTTTTATGCAGCATGACTGCAAGTCTATCGTTGAAATGTTTCTCAATATCATTCCTCATTTGTTACCCTTCATCAGATGATTCAAATTTGGCAATCTCATCATGAATATTGGTAAGAACAATGTCAAGAAAAGTAATTTGTTGTTCAGTAGGATTGAGAGTAGTCATTGAGTTTGTTTGTGTATGAGAGTATTATAGGGCACAAGAAAGGGGGCACGAGGCCCCCTGTGACAGTTTTTCAAGTGGATCACCCGATAGGCGGGATCAGATTGTCAGGATCTTCTTCATCAAGAACTTGAGGAACAAAACCCTTTAAATTAAACAACCGAAAGTTGCTATCACGGAAACGAAGTTCAAACGCTCGCTCAAAGAGTTCGTTATAACGATCAACAGTGAGTTGAGCAGATTTACGCACTTGGGGCAGATCTTCAGCAAGAACACCTTGAGTATATCCCACAAATTGAGGAAGCTCAGGATTCTCTAAAGATTCTAACGCAGTGAAGAAAGCACGACGAACATATGTGGTGTTACCGCTAGCGTTGAAAGGAACGATGTTGTTAGTGCCGATGTGTTGTTCGGCAAACTTTCGCACACTAAGAGCATCAAAAGATGCCACAGTGTTGGAACACAGACTAATCTTCAACACTTTCTCAGCGATGTCAGTAACTTGTTTTTGAGTAAAAGAATGAGGAATAGCATTCACCCAATCGATACAGTTACCGAGAGAAGGTAGTTGTTCGTTCTCGGAACGGAAGTTGCTAACCCAAGCAGCTAAACGCTTCTTGAAATCGTCTTGCGTAGCAGGCTTGCTAGGCGGGTGGTTGTTGGCACCAAGACCGATCTCATCACGGACTTGTTGCTCAGTAAAACCTTCTTTCGGTTCAACGATGTTGAATACCCAGTGGGTGATACCGAGTTCAAGCAAAGCTTGATATCGAGTATATCCGTCAATCAAAGACAGAGACCCAGCCAAAGCATAAGGGGGTTGTACGCTAATAAGCACACCGTTCACAGAAATGCTAGACTTTAGAGCATCTTTGTTATTATGATCAGTACCAACTGATCGTGCTAGGTTGAATTCGTATCCATTCACAATAGTGTTAACACTATCGAGACAGAGAACACGCCTCTCAACAACCACATAGGTGTTACCTTGTGGTAGAGAGAGTTTCGCAAACCATGACACTTCAGGAGTCACGGTCACAGAGGGGAGTTTGATGTATTCCATAATTAAGTAGTGAGTAGCAGTTTGCTTTGGTATCAGTCTTTCGCTTTCGCTTGACTGATGAGATCAATATAACAGAGATTTCTTGGTTTGACAACCCCCCCGTAGGAAAAAACCACTCCCTTGTAAGAAGTAGCGTGCCAGTTCGTCAAGTGTCTTTTACTTGTTTTTCTGATAAATGGCGTTTATTCGGAATCCTGATAAAGTTACATTTTGAGAGTGGTTACTGTAACTTCTAGTTGTTTCATATACAACTTTACCATACTTTTAAGATTCATTTGTAGTTCTGCAATATCATCACACTCATCAATTTGTCGTGCTATTTTTTCATACTCAAACATCTTGGAAGGATTTGAGAGTATAATATTATCTGGATGTGATTCTAACATTTTACTGTCTCCGTAAAGTTCGTCACATAACAAAGCCCATGAATTGAACATCATTCACCATCCCATAAAAGAGAAGATGTACTCCATTCCCCAATCTAATGCGTGTGGTGGTATTTTGTCAACCAGATGGTCAAACACAACATCACGAGCACGAAGAATGCGTTCCTTACCACAAGCAAGCAAAGTAGCTCTTGAACCGATTAGAAACTCATCAAAATCTTCTGGATTATTTTGTTTCACACCACTGATATACAATCGTCGCATTTCAACAGAAAGTCTTGTAGTTTCAGGAGCAAATGTAATGACTTCTCCGTTGATAGGAATTGTCATTGTTTTCATACATCCCATAGAAAACTTCATGGCTTCTCGTGTTTCTTCTATGGTGAGAGCATCCTCATCACCATCACGAAACTTATGTTGAATCACACCATTGCTACATTCAATCACACGCAACAAAGCGACCTTATTCAGTTCTTCATCAGGTAGTGATTGGTATTCTTTATTCCAGTCAATTTTCATAACTTAGTTCAATAATTTTTGATACATCTATAACTGCAAAAAATGCCTGTAATACTACAACATCCCAGGTTTTAATTTGAATGGAGAAAGGAATCATTACTAAACCACCAATCAAACGAAATAAACATCCTAATTTTATATCAACATACAAAAGAATAAAGTATCCAATTACTAATAAAACACTACCAATAATACGAAGAGACGTTGCTGTTAATTTCATTACATTTTTAATACTTGTGCTGTTACTTCTTGTTGTTTCATATACAGTTTTAGCATACTTTTGAGAGATAGTTGTAGTTCCTCTACATTCTCACACTCATCAATTTGTCGTGCCATTTTTTCATACTCAAACATCTTTGAAGGATTTGTGATTATAATATCATCTGGATTACCTATCATCTTAAACTCCTCAATACTTTACGAAGAAACTGAATAGAACCATAAAACTCTTCACCATCTTGACCACCAATCACCAACCAATCAATTTCTTCTAGTGCCAGTTGTATCTTTTGGTCTCTGGTGAGGTCTTCAAAATCTGTTTCAGCAAACTCCTTTCTTTCAATCGCAGCAAGATGTTGGATTTTTTCTGGTGTTAAATCCACCCAGGGCACATCATCATTCATACACATATCCTGTAGCATTGATAGTTTGATGACGGATGATCTCTTCAAAACATTCACCAAGAGTATCGGCAAATCCAGAGAACTTATCAATATGTTCTGGACCATCTTCCAGTCCCCAGATATAAGTTCCAGTTCCTGTGATGTCTTGTTCAATTTGGATTTTCATAGTACCTCCCATTCAGTTTCCCAGTGACAATCGTTGCTTACATTGACCCAGAAGAAGTATTTCTGGTTCTCTGATGCAAGAAACAGCATACCATCACCTTTGTCTTGCTCTACAATACAAATGGGATTGCCATCCATAGAGTTAGCAAGACGGTTCTTAGCTTTACTGCTCTTCGGTTTTACAGTCACTCGTCGCATTGTTCTTCCTCCTTAGGAAGTTCTCCATCAGGTAATACAGTTCCCATAGGACCTTTTTTGATACGTGCCCACTCTTCTTCTGCCTGTTGCATATCTTCAAACTTACCACGCAGGTCTTCACCCAAAGTCAGTTCGAACTCATCAGCAACCTTACGCATGTCTTCTTCTCTTCGGTCCTCACCAAATGCGACAGCACAAGCACCTTTCATAATGTTGATGTCATCGTGACCCATTGCACGGGCAACAGTTGCGAAGAAACGGAACAGTTGATAAGTGTTGAGATCTTCGGCAGGAACCTGAAAAGTATAATGCTCTTCGGGGAGCATCATATCATCAAAACCACCACTGTAATGAGTAGAAGTCCATTCAGTATCAAACTGAACTTTCAGGGTCGCTTTGTAAGTCATTGGGAGAATTTTATTTATAAATGTATAATACCAGAAAGGGCACCTGAAATCAAGTGCCCCTGTGACGGTTCTTCAACTGTCTTTTTATTTTAGGATGAAAGAATCTGTTTACATATTTTTTTACACTCTTGTTGATTATTTTGACATTCAATCAAACAGTTATAATAATCATTAATTAATTCATTCTGCTCGTTACATCGGTCTATGGTCTCCTCAAAGTGTTTCCATTCAGCTAATTGATTGTAAGAAATTAAATTGTGCATAAGGACCTCCACGCACAAAGAATATCATAACAAAGAGATTTTCGTTCATTTGTACCACCTCAGATATTCTAATATTATTTATATCAATTGTCAGGGTTTCTTAACATAACTATACGTCGCAAGTATCATAGCACAACCAATCACCAGATTGAGTATAGACATAGGCAAACTCTTCACCATTCTGAAGATACTCTGCCAGGTCTTTATCATGACGAGGAGGAGTATCTTCACCACGTTGAGAGTAATATTGGGGACCATAAACGCCCTTCACGCCACTATCATCCCAACGCTCATCAGTCCAACAGGATGACATATCACCGCCGTCAATCAGTTCGGCAGCAAGAGAACGGGCATTGTAATGGGTGTTAAGAACACGACCCAACCATTCAGGATAACCATCCCAGTGGTGATACACAGAGAGCACAGAACCATCCTTAAGTTCGATGCCAATACGAGAGCGGGTTGCCATGGGTTTGTTTGATTACTTTGTTATTATAGGGCAGACTGGGGCAGAGTCAGGGGCAGAGTAGACAGTTCAGTAACCGTCCCCATGTGCCTCCTGCCACGTTTCATCTGTTGCATGATTATGTTTTTCATCAACTTGATTCCAATACATATCATATCCTTCTTCGGACATTTCACATACTTTGCGAAACTCTTCAATTTCTTCACTGGATATGGGATTTTGTCCAAGAGGAATAAGAATACCAGTATTAGGACATTCCCAAACACCTTGATTGTAAAGCTCAATTAAAAGGTTCTTCATTGCGCCCATGAGGTTCCTCTCGCGTTGATTTCTGTATTATAGGACTCTGAGCATCCCCAGAAAGGGTCTGTGTGCCACTTTGCTGCCTGTCCTCATATTTGATTTCAACCAAGTACAACATTACTAGATGTCATGTTCAAATGTATTTTTTGAGATTTTTTCTTGAAGATCCTCTAAAATATCAACGGAAACATAATCCTGAGAGTCTTTACACTTTTCAAAGTAAAAGTCAATCATTTCCCAAAGAAGATTGTTTTCTTCTTCATTCAAATCAACAACCATTCGTTTCATTTTTTTGAAGATTCCTCTGTGTGTTTGTTTATTATTTTATCAGATTAGATAGAAAGGTCAACTTCTTCATGTATGCTGTTTCTTTTCCTTACATATTTAAGTTCATTCCAATTGCTTCGATAACAAATAACAAGTAATCTATCATTACGATGCAATTTGCAATGAAGATAATTCTCCTCATCTTTTTCCCAAACGTTTGATTCTATTGTGATGTATTCGTTAATCTTAAAGTATACCCAACCACTAACGTTTTTACCGTTCTCCCAGATTACATAATCATTAACTTGTGGATCATAACTCATTTTTTTAATACGCGCCATTTACTTATGGAAGGACGACCAAGTTTCCAATCATTCCCAGGACATTCTTTTGATAGCGTAGTTTCTTCTCCACGCTTAAATGGTTCGACTTCATAGGAATAACCTTCAGGAGCAGCATGAGGGAAATCAAATGCAAGTTGATGCAACTGTTCGTCAGATACGTAATTCATTGTGAGTCAGATTAGTAAATTGCCGTTGAAGCTCAACTTTAATTGAAATTAGGTGACCGTAGATGAACTTTTGATATTCATTTTCTTTAATGAGTTCTGTGATGTTGTCGATTTGTTGGATTGCCAAAAGTAAATGCAACTTTTCGTCCATTCATAAAACTCCAAAACTTCATGGTACATGGAAGATGAATACTTATTCAAATTCTTTCTCTACAAGATACTCATTGATCTCACCACTTTCTTTGTTGATCGTGAGAATATCAATATCCTTATTATCATCTAAAAGTTCTTGATATTCTTTATAGAGAGCAACAACATACATTTGTTCTTTCTTTTTGGTTGAAAGTGTCTTGATACGACACAGAACATCGTGCATTTGAATTGCAATCACATCATCCAAGTGCTCTGCGAGTTGTTGTTCGTTCATCATGTTTGTGTTGGTTTTTCCAATATAGGATAAGAGGGTGGTTTTGTCAACCACCTGAGTTGATGCTGGTAATCAGCGAAGATAAAGATAACTACCTGCCCAATCTGCATTTTCCAGCAGATACTCACGATCTTTGATCAGACGCAGATCAAAACGCACACCTTTGGCAGGTGTTTTCCAAGATGCAGACTTGTAGACTTCACCAGTCTTTTTATCCACAAAAGCATGAACGGAGCGATGAGAACCATCACCATCACTCATGATGATTTTGTGATACTTACGACCGTTTTCAATACGGAAGATGCGATCAATCACAAAGTTACCACTGTTGATAGCATCAATGCACTTTTGATGATACTCTACATCCTGTCCATGCTCAATAGCACGAGCATGAAGTTTGCGCTTTGAACTGACATAATTGCCCTCCAAAGCATCACACAGCATGTAAGACCATTTGAGAACGTTCAGTTGAACAGTGTTGCGAGCATCCTGCTCGGCACAATAATCAGAAAAGGCGGTGGGCATGTCTCCCATTCGTTGTCTCTGTATTATAGAACGCCCGGGTGAGTTTCCAATAGGGCATGTGCAGGTTCATCAACTGTCCACTACTGGACAATCGGATGAGTTCTTTATTGTTTCAATGAGTTCCAGTTTAAGATAATCTGGGACTTTTTTATTTTCTTTAACTCTCTGTATGATGGCATTAACTTCGCCACATTGCAAAGATGCAATAAGTAGGAGAGTGTACATGATAGTTTCCAGACTTAATACTATTTAATGATTTCCCAATGGTCATTACCACCCTCAGGAATCCAAAAGAAGTAACGTCCAGTGATTGAAGCAAGAAATACCTTGCCATTCTCACGTTTTTGAACCACACAACTGTGCAGTCTATCCATCATTTCAACAAATTTATTTTTAGCTTGAATAGACTTTGGTTGAACATACAGAAACTCTTTTTTCATGAAATTGGTCCTTGGGTTTGTTTTTGTTTGAGAGTTTTACGAAGTTTGTTGTAAAAATCAACAGCAGTATCCCATTTACGGAATGTCTTATACTGTTGATTATTATAGAGCAAAACTTATTGTTCTGCTCCTGATTTTACTGGAAGTGGCATAAGCATGATACCAATCTTCCAGTCTACTAATTGTTTGTCATGATCGTCTGTCATGGATTACATTTTTAAAAAAATCGTGAACTTGGTTGCAACGGATGAGCAATGGCACCTCCCAGGTAAAATTGCAGAAAAATCAGGTTTTGACCCCAGTGGTGGACTAGGGTCTCAATGAGACTCATTGTTTAGACCTGCTGCCTCCTATTGGAACTCTCTTAATCACAATGAACATAAACTTAATTCATTGCATTTAACAATGGATTGTTGAGAGTTGACTCAATCCATTGCTTCGCTTTGTTGAAGTATTCTGGATCACTTTCGATTCCAATATATTGACGACCAGTGTTAAGACAGGCAATGCAGGTAGATCCAGACCCCATACAATTATCCAGAATTATCTCACCTGGATTGGAGTAAGTTTTGATGAAATACTCAATCATTGCCACTGGTTTTTGTGTAGGATGAAACTTCAAAGGATCATCGTTATTAATGACAGAAAACCGTTGAATATCACGAGGATACCTGTCAGTTGTCGTACCATCGTTTCCGAATGTCTTGGTAACATGATTGTAGTTGCGTTTCTTATCTGGTTCTGGAATATTATCCTTTGGTTTAACAGCACCAAATGGTTTGTGCCCAGTTGTCTTTTGGGGATTATATGTGGGCAGTTTGCGATAGAAAACCAAAATGTTCTCGTGTGCTTTCATTGGCATCTTTTTCGCATTGAGATGCCCAGTTGCCTTATTCTTCTCCCAGATCCACTCATAACGGAAATCTTTGAGATTTGAACACGCAAGAATCTTATCAAATGGAGGCTGTGCTGTTAGAACAATCGCACCATTTTTTTTCACGATGCGATAGTATTGTTCCCATAATTTATCGAAGGGAATAAGCGTATCCCACTCGTTCTGCGTTGAACCATATGGAAGATCAGCAAAGATCATATCCACACAATCATCAGGAAGTGTGGACATAATCTCAATACATTCGCCTTGGAATATTTGATTCATCGTCTTACCACACTCACAGCAGGTTCTCCTTTCTCAAAGATAGTATTCACAACTGCTTGCACGGAGCGAGCAGTGCTGATGCCAACTTTATCATACACTGGCACACAAACCAGTCCAAACTTCTTGGATTCATCGCCAAGTCTAATCACTCGCCCGATTGACTGAGACAGACCCACATAGTCCATATTTCGCATAAACAGCACTGCTTCCAATCCAGACACATTGATGCCTTCAGATAGGATACTATGATGAAGAACAACGAACTTCTTGGATGATTCTTTGCCCCAGGCATTAAGAGTGTCAAAGAACACTTCACGATCCACCTTCTTACCATCAATCACTGCGCCAGTCTTGGATGTAATCATCATCCAAGAATATCCACGAAGTTGCAGTTGCAAACAGAAATCAGATTCTGACACCAAACCCACAATTTGTTTGGTGCTGCGAGCACAAATCAAAACCTTTTTAACGCTTTGGTCGTCAATCGTTTTCAGCAGATGTTCAACATCACGCTCAAAAATCATCTGACGATCTTGCACCATCGGCAACTGCTTGACCACAACTTTCGGGGGCAGAATGTAACCTTGCTCTACCAGTTCAGGTGCAGGAACCTGACAGATCACCTGACCATAAACCTCAGGCATGTTCATACCTGGTTTAGAAATAGTCAGAGAATGTTTAGGAGTCGCAGTAAAGAAGTAGCAACGGTCAGCATTAGCACTGAAATGCTCTGTTGCGGGAAAAAAGTGTCGCTGAACGCTGTTATGTGCTTCGTCAAAGTAAATCGTATGCACATCAATTCCAGACTTCTGAATACGATTCAGAGAGTTGTAAGTGGTGAAGATGATACGATTGCGCTTGTATGTTTGCACTGCCCAATCATAGATTCCATCAGGATCAGTAGTAGATTCGTGATGTGTCTCTCCACTATGCACATGAAGCACACGAACCATAGGGTCAGTGATATGTTCCAGAAACTCAGCAGAGAGTTGTTCTGCAAGCAAAATGCGTGGAGCAACAACTACAACAGTTTGTGGAGTTTCTGACTGAAACTGACGCAGACAATCATAGATCATCGTTAGAGTTTTCCCCGAACCAGTCGGTTTAATTACCTGACCTTTGTTGTGCCGTTGCATAGCAGCAACAGCGCGATGTTGATGAGGACGAAGTTGAATAACCACGAATTGCTTGACGCAACGAAATACAATATACACCAAAAAAGTCCACCATGGGAAAATGGTGGACAGTTTACAAACTGGCACAAATTAAACAAGTTTTGTCTTTGCGATTGGAAGTAATCCACCTTGCATCCAAATTCGAGCCGACTCTACAAATTTAATCCAAGTTTTTCCATTCAACGGAAGTATTTTAATACATCACCACCTTCACTGGATACAAAAATTTTAGCATCAGGGGTGTTCATTAGCAAGTTGAATACATTTATTTGCTCGATTTAATCCACCACCAAGGTGTAGAATTAATTTCTTATTTATTCTGCTGATCTCCATTTTTTTCTCATTCTTTGATATATAGGATTCGCTGCTGCCATATCTCTCACATGCTTGAATACTTGTGCTGCCTGTGATTTTTCGTTAGTAAGTGCATCAGGTTCTTGTGGTAATACTGCGACACCTCCACGATCACCAGTGTGATAATAAGGAGGCTTAGTAGCGTATTTTCTGCCAGTTTTGTGATTTGCATAACGACGAGCACGAGTGAATCCCATTTCTAGAAACTTACGACACATATCTGCACCGATAAAATCACCAGCATTCAGATATTCTTCAAACATGAAATAGATTTTCCATGATGATTTCTTAGCGGTTTTTACATTTTTAAATCGCCAATACTTTCCAATAATGTCTGTATAAGGGCGAACAATAAGAACACCCTGTTCCCCTCTGCCAATGCGATACTTTCTTCGATTGTCGGGTTCTGTAAAATCCAGAGCCTTGTAATCAAGTTCATAATTAAATTCTTTCATAATCTAGTTTTGGTCATCAATATTCAAACACTTCTCAAACTTACTTCGAAGTTCATTAAGTTTCATTTCTGCCCCTCATTTACCTGTGAAGATTGCACCCAACGCAGGCATCAGTATTCATCAATCATAGACATTCTGTTTCTGTTGGATGCGGTCCAGATAATGATATAAAGTTACTTTGGAATACTTAAACTCCTTAAAACGACGTGAATTACTCTTCTCCATCTTGTGTAGCATGTTAATCCATTGGTAGCGACTATCTACCACCCAACCATAACGGCGTTCATCATGAAACTGATCAAATATCGAATTCATTTTAAGTAAGCATCTGACATTGAGTGTATCACAGGACGTGCTTCTGCGGGGTACACTGTGCTACAATCAGGACATTTCCAGTATTCCATTTCCCATGTTTCTAGATTACGACCACCCAGTAATCGAGAATGAAATGCACCAGATTCGCAAGTATGCTTCAATGCATCAGAAATCTCTGCGTCTACTAAACTACACTTGCAGTTTGGACAGTTTCTCCAAGATGTAGGTTTATACAAATGCCTGAATGTAAGTCCCATTATTTTTTAGAAGTAGTAAGAAAAATCCATAACCATAATTCTAGTAGAATTAAAACTATAATTTCAACTAAAATTGGAGAAATCTTCATGTTCCTCAATAAATCCATTACAATAATCACCAATGACGCGAATGAAGTCTTCTTCTGTCCAGTCGTTAAACATAGACTCTGCGAGATCATTTGCATCCCATGAGATTTCTAGTCGCCCGTCTTCGCATTCATTCACTTGAATCATTTGTAATCTCCGTTTTGTTTCATACCTTCGATTTTATCTAGGATACCATCAAAAGATTGAATCTGATCGATTCTACAAATAATTTCAGAAATTGCATTACAAACCACAGCTCGTTCTTGTCGTGCAGAATATGCCAGTGCATTTCGAAGTGCTGCCTCTGCTTCTTTCAGAGATTCTTCAACAGATTGTGATAGTGCCATTATTTTTTACCGTAGAATAGGTTATGATAAGCAAGGATTTCAGGATTCTCCAAGTCTTTACAACGAGGATAGAAGATGCCGTCACGATAACAAGCAGTTTCTGGATTTGGTTTATCATATTTTACCATATTTGCTGGATAATCTCTAATATTGCAAAGTTCTCCTTGTCTGTGAATATAGTTATCAAGGCATAGACCACCAACAAATGGTGCCAGTCCTTGTAGCATATAGAGTGTATACATCAGCACTCATCCATTCCAAGTGGTTCTGTTTTCTTAGTGAGACTATAAGATCCGTTGTTGTTATCTGTCCAGTAAACACTGTCACCTTCTTTTAGATTTGCTGCTTCTAGAAGATCATCAGGAAGTTGAATATAATAATCTCCACTTATCTCATCAACTTCTACTGGAAGACGCCATTTGATAACTTTATCTTCGGTACTCATTTCTTAAATCCTCTCGGTTGTTTTTTATCTAGAACCTCTACATGACTCAAGAAATCTGATGGAGTATTCCACCATGCTTCTTGAATCTCCAGATATGTTTTGAATACAACAGACTCACTATTACTATAAACTAACTTGTAATGATGTTTATCATAAGGTTCCGTTGAAGTTTGTGTAAAAGTTTCCATTGGTTTCTTTAAGATCTTAGACTTTTTCTATCAACCCTGACAAAGCAGATTATACTGAGTTTTTAAGAGTGTGTCAAGCCATGAAAAAGACCCTCAGAATCGCTTCTAAGGGGTCTCTAAGGTTTTCTAGATGTCTCTTATCAGAGAGCAGCAATCTTCGCCTTTCCAGAGGCAATAGCAGCGTTCAGAGGACCGAGATCTTCTGATGTCCAATAAGACTGAGCAACCATGATTTTTAAATGATCTACATTACGTTGTAAAGTTTCTTTCCAATCCTCATCGGATTGACTCTCTGACTTTTCAGCGTTAATTACTGAAACACTGTCAAGAGCAGCAGAATAGCTTCCAGCAATTTCTTCTGCGGTAGGCACATACTCTTTTAAATTTGGCATGATTTTCTCCAATTTTCTAATTTATTTATAAAAGTTTATTGGTCTAGATACTCAAAGATTTTCTTTACGTCATATAAATCCTCAATTATTATCTTTTATGATTTTGATTCTTCTGGTGTTACAATTTTAATCTGATTTGGTGTCGTTGTCGAGTACTTAGAAATCTTCTGAATACCTTGAATATAGGATGTTTCTCTCCAAAAGTCCATACCCTTACACTTATCCAGCACATACTGCGACAAAACTTTTGTTGGATCTTTGGATGTGGATTTGAGTTCTGATCGAACTTCGTGCATATCCTCAAGACCATAAGTTTCCATATCACGTTCACGATTGGAATTACCCAGATTCTCAAATGTGTGCTCAAATGGTTCTTCACCCAGAAACTCATACAGTTTCTTGAATGTTTCTTCTGGACGATTCACCAAATCCTTGTATTCCACATAATGAAAACGATCACCAAATCCTGCATTAATACCTTCTAATGTTGCATTCAGTGATTGTCCAAGAATACCATCGGGACCTGCAATGTATTCACAACGATTATCATCATTAATCGGAATATTCAGTTTCACCAGTTGTTCATCAATGAAGTTAATGCGTGGATTACCTTCTTTATAGGGATTACGACGAATCATTGTAATCATTGAGGTTAAAATCTCCTCAATATCTCTTACGGGACAAATGATTTTTGCTCTTTGTTTAATGTATCCCTCAATGTAGGGCACTCGTGCAGTCCAGGCTCTGTTCTTATCAATCACAACTGGTTGCTCTACATCACCATAAAAATAATCAATTACACTTCCAAGCATTCGATTGACTTGATCTGGTTTTGGATATCCATGATACAGTTCGTCTTGCAATAAATGATTCTCAATCACAAACATTGTGGAAAGAACTGGACTGGAGGGACCAGAATAAAATCTTGGATTTTGATTTAGAATAGAAGATAGCAAAGTGCTTCCTGAACGTGGAAGACCAGCCATAAAATAATGTGTCTTTTTTAATCCAAGATCCTCAGGAGACATAAACTGAGATAAAAATTCCAAGTTCATAGTAATGACGTAGTTACAAGTAAGTATAATCTATGTATGAAAATAAATCAAGTGTTGGTTGCGATTCCAACGTGGGCTTCCAATGCTTCTAATCTGATATTAAGTGATGTGTTTTCTGCATCAAGTTCTTTGATTGCATTGACCAGGACTGGAATCATATATTCGTGAGTAAGTCCTAAATTCTCATCACCATTCATGAAGTTGGTAATGACTGGAGCATCACCCTCTAATTCCATTACCTCTTGAGCACTGAAACCGTATCTTACCGTTTCATCAGTGATTTCATTGGTTTCACGGTCTTTAAATGAGTATTTGATTGGATTAATGCCTTTTAAGAAATCTCGACCGTGTGGAACACAACCAAAAACATGTTTGTCTCTCACGTCAGATGTAACAGTCCAAGCAATCTTAATCGCAGCACAAGTATGATCATTATTACCCATAATAATGCAGTTAGAACCCGTCGTAAGGTTGATGAGACCTGATGGTGTATATGTTGTGGTTCCTGAATTTTGTCCAAAAGCAAGATTATTACTTCCAGTGCTGTTATTAATTCCTGCATACTTACCTAAGAAGTTATTATTACATCCAGTGGTGTTATAAAATCCTGCATTATAACCTAAAAAGTTATTAGCAATTCCAGTGGTGTTACAAAATCCTGCATAAGTACCTAAGAAGTTATTACAACTTCCAGTGGTGTTAAAACGTCCTGCATCAATACCTAAGAAGTTATTATAACTTCCAATGGTGTTACAATATCCTGCAAGACGACCTAAGAAGTTATTATGACTTCCAGTGGTGTTACAAAATCCTGCACTATTACCAAAGAAGTTATTATGAATTCCAGTGGTGTTACAAAATCCTGCATAAGCACCTAAGAAGTTATTGTGAGTTCCAGTGGTGTTACATAATCCTGCACAACGACCAAAGAAGTTATTATGACATCCAGTGGTGTTACAAAATCCTGCACAACGACCAAAGAAGTTATTATAACATCCAGAGCAGTTACAATATCCTGCATAAAGACCAAAGAAGTTATTAGAATTTCCAGTGGTGTTAAAACTTCCTGCCTGCAGGCCAAAGAAGTTATTAAAATTTCCAGTGGTGTTACAATATCCTGCAACACAACCTAAGAAGTTATTATGACATCCAGTGCAGTTAAAAGTTCCTACATTCTGACCAAAGAAGTTATTATGACTTCCAGTGGTGTTACAATATCCTGCATAACGACCTAAGAAGTTATTATCACTTCCAGTGGTATTACAACGTCCTGCTTCACGACCTATGAAGTTATTAAAATTTCCAGTGGTGTTAGAACGTCCTGCTTCACGACCTATGAAGTTATTAAAACATCCAGAGCAGTTACAAAATCCTGCACAACGACCAAAGAAGTTATTATAACTTCCAGTGGTGTTATAACGTCCTGCATAAGTACCTATGAAGTTATTATGACTTCCAGTGCAGTTACGAAATCCTGCACTCTCACCTAAGAAGTTATTAAGACATCCAAGGGTGTTACAATATCCTGCATAACGACCAAAGAAGTTATTAAAACATCCAGTGGTGTTACAACGTCCTGCACTCTCACCTAAGAAGTTATTATGATTTCCAGTGGTGTTACAACGTCCTGCACTCTGACCTAAGAAGTTATTATTACTTCCAGAGCAGTTACAAAGTCCTGCATAAAAACCTAAGAAGTTATTAAGACTTCCAGTGGTGTTACAACATCCTGCATACTGACCTAAGAAGTTATTATTACATCCAGTGGTGTTACAACGTCCTGCATTCACACCAAAGAAGTTATTATTACTTCCAGTGGTGTTACAACATCCTGCATAAAGACCTAAGAAGTTATTATGACATCCATTGGTGTTAGAAAATCCAGCATTATTACCTAAGAAGTTATTATGACTTCCAGTGGTGTTAGAACGTCCTGCACTATTACCTAAGAAGTTATTATGACTTCCAGTGGTGTTACAACGACCAGCATTAGTACCTAATCTAAGATTATTACAAGCACCTCCATTAACCTCAGTGAATGTAATTGCAGAACCACCAGTGAAAGTTGTCGTAGAAGCACTACTTACGACCTTTGTAGTATCATCAACTGTGATTCTGTTCGCAAATTGTGATAATTCTCTGTTATTATTAGCCATAAGAAGACACTATACTCTTGTAATTTATTTTTATTTATAAGAATAAAGACTTGATAGCAAAGGGGGGGTCATGAAGACCCTCCTTAATTTTTGATGTTTTTGAATCTAGTTCAAGGAGCATCAAGTCTTGCTTCGAGTTCTGCAACTTTTGCGGAGAGTTCCTTGATTGCGTTAACAAGAACTGGAATTAATTGTGAACTTGTAACTTTGAGATTCTCTGGGTCTTGTACATCTGCGATGACATGAGGATTACCTTCGAGTTCAACAACTTGTTGTGCTCTAAAACCATATCTCAATGTATCATCGGAAACTTCACCAGACTCACGATTCTTGAATTGGAACTTAATTGGTTCGAGACTTTGTATAAATTCAAGACCATGAGGAACTTCACCAAGAATGTTCTTATCTCTTTCATCGGAGGTAATTGTCCAGTCAATCTTAATGTACGATTTTGTATGAGCATTATTGCCAATAACAATGATGTTTGAAGTTGCACCCATAGCAACAGATTCACTAAAATTAAGAACTGCATCAGTTCCAGCAGATTGTCCAATTGCAATATTATTTCCTCCCGTAGTGATTCCGAATCCAGATAATCTACCAATTAAAACGTTGCTGCTTCCAGTGCTAACATTATCACCAGATTGATATCCTAAGACAATATTATCATTACCAGTAGTATTACTTGTTAATACTTCAAAACCAATTCCAATATTTGCTGCGCCCGCTGCATTAACAACTCCTGCACTTCTTCCAATAAAAACATTATCAGATCCAGTGATTACTCTACCTGCACTTGCACCAATTGCTACATTTTGATTTCCACTTATTGCTGCTTGTTCGTGACCAATTTGAACGTTATAAATTCCACTTCCAGTAACATATGAGTTGGAAAGAGATCCGATACCAATGTTTAATCCCTTGATCGGAAGTGCAGTAACACCAGTACCAAGAGTTGAAATACCACTTACATTAAGTTGTTGTGATGTCAAGTTAGTTGTTGAGGTTACACCAAGAGTTGAAATGCCACTTACATTAAGTTGTTGTGATGTCAAGTTAGTTGTTGAGGTTACACCAAGAGTTGAAATGCCACTTACAACTAAACTAGAAAGAGTTGGATTTAAAACTGTTGCTGCACTAACTGTAACTCCTCCAACTGCGAGAGATCCGAAAGTACCAACGCCGGTAACATTCAGTGAGGCGATTGTTGATGCAAAAGATATTGTCTTGCTAGTATCATCAACTGTCACGAAACTTGCAAGTTGTGATAATTCTCTGTTATTTGCCATGGGTTCAGACAGTAAATTCCTTATTTAAAGTTATTTATAATGTGTTTCTCTTATATTAAAAAACCCTCAGGTTTTCTGAGGGTTCTAATTTAGTTTCCGAAACCTTTAATTGCATTTCTGGATGATTTAATGTTTTTTAGTCCTGTAACATCAACAACTTTACCATCATCACCAATTGCCTCTACAATCTCATCAAGATTATAAAGTTCTATGTCTTCGGTATAAGGATATTCATGTTCCTGACCAAGAAAGTCAAAGTCAAAATAAAGACTTCCGGGAAGTTTGAAGTTTCCTGGTTGCTTGGCAGTAATGTTCGTATGAAGATCATGTCCAAATACAACTGGACTGGTGCCATTCCAAAGAACAACCGAAGGAAGATTCATTGCAGCAGCTGCGTGTTGAAGACAACTATCAATCAAAATACGTTTATCACTATTCGCAATTAAACTGAACAACTCCATGTTTGTCATGGGTTGATCCACGATGTGTGCATTTACAAGTTTATCACTGTGCTGCTTACACACCTGATAGATTGTATATTTTTTATGATACTTATCTACAATCTGTTGAGCGAGATCAAAGGGCATATCCCGTGCCCAACAATACTTCCGTGATTGATCATTATGAATACCACCATTGGTATGAATTACCATCACTGGTTTGTTTCCTTGACGCCAATGCTTCTCTGAAATTTCTCTTTGAAGTTTGTTGAATATAATCTCTGGTTGTTCTCCATTGTATTCAAGACCATACATCTTACACCAAGTTTGTGCAAGAGGAAGTCTCTTGTGAATATGATCAGTAGTGAAATAAGGTTCGTTATGGAAAATCAACGAATTTTTATTCTCGATGTACTCCTGATAGAAGTATTGAGTTCCACCAAGTTGATAAACTCGATCAATCCAGTTAAGATTAATGAAAGCTTCTATATAGACACAAACAACAATCAGTTTGCGATCTGGATGATTATTTTTGATGGCTTTGGCAACAGCAATTGCTGCAATATGCTTTCCAAGACCACCTTGAACATGAAAGATGCAATATTTTTCAGACATTTAAATTACTCGATAATAAGGTCATTATAGATCATGAAGAAAAAATCTTCAAGTTGGATCAACAATATTGACTTTGAATCCTTTTTGTTTCCAAAATTCCATTTGCTTGTAGCGACCAAGAATGGATGGTGGAAGAACATCTTTTGGATTTGCCGAGGTTTTTTTCAGTTCCTTGCGAACCTTGTGCATATCAGCAAGACCATAGGTATTTAGGTCACTCTCCTCATGCTTGTTTAGAATGTTTGAGAAATCATGTTCATAAGGTTCCTCTTCCAGAAACTCATAAATCTTTTGAAGAGTTTCCTCTGGATCTGAGATGAGATCATTGTAATCAACAAAATGCATATATTTTTCAGCACCTTGTTGAAGACCAGTGATCACTGCATTTACAGATTCAAAAAGAATACCACCAGATGCTTCTGCAACTTGAATGCAACGATTCTCGTCATTCAAAGGAATGTTTTGTTTTACAAGTTGCTCATCAATAAAATTAATTCTTTCTTGTCCATCCTGAAAAGGGTTGCGACGAATCATTGAAATAAAAGAAGTCAGAATCTCATCAGTATCTCTTATTGGACAGATAATTTTCGGATTCTCAATGTTCAAATATTTTTGGATTAAATCAAGTCTTGCTGGCCATGCACGATTCTTATCAAAGATAACTGGTGCAGTAGTGTCTCCATACCACTGATATGCAATATTTCTAATAATATCACTTGCTTGTTGTGGTTTTGGATAGGTATGATAAAGTTCATTGTTCCACAGATGATCAATGATTGTGTGCATCATTGACAGAACTGGACTTGATGAACTTGAATTAAATCGTGGATTCTGATTCAAAAGAGACGAAAGGAGGGTGCTTCCTGAACGTGGAAGACCCCCCATGAAGTGAAATTTCTTTTGTGATGACAAAAACATAGTTTTAAGATAATCAATTCAAATTATATATAATCTTTTTTAAGATGTCAATCAGAGGCCAACGTGTGCTTTGATTGCAACAATTTCTGCTTTCAGTGCTTCATTCTCTGCATTGAGTTCTTTGATTGCGTTTACAATAACAGGAATGAAGTGGTCATGAATAATACCCAGTTTATCTGGGTTTACATTCTGAGTAATAACATTATCTTCACCCTCTGCTGCAAGAACTTCCTGAGCACTGAAACCGTATCTTACAGTTTCATCAGTGATTTCATTGGTTTCACGGTCTTTAAATGAGTATTTGATAGGATTAAGTCCCTTTAAGAATCCTAGACCATGTGGAACTTCTCCATAAACACATTTGTCTCTAATATCTGATGCAACACTCCATGCGATTTGAATACATGCAAGAGTATGAGACGCATTACCCATAATAATGCAGTTAGAACCCGTCGTAAGGTTGATGAGACCTGATGGTGATATTCCTGTGGTTCCTGAATTTTGTCCAATTGCAATATTATTACTTCCAGTGGTGTTACAACGTCCTGCATAAACACCAAAGAAGTTATTATAAGTTCCAGTGGTATTACAAAATCCTGCCTGCGCGCCAAAGAAGTTATTATGACATCCAGTGGTATTACAACGTCCTGCATAACGACCAAAGAAGTTATTATAACATCCAGAGCAGTTACGAAGTCCTGCACAACGACCAAAGAAGCTATTATTACTTCCAGTGGTGTTACAATATCCTGCATAAATACCTAAGAAGTTATTAGCAACTCCAGTGGTGTTACAACCTCCTGCATTAAAACCAAAGAAGTTATTATAACATCCAGTGGTGTTATAACGTCCTGCATTCAGACCTAAGAAGTTATTAAAACTTCCAGTGTTGTTACAACATCCTGCACAACGACCTAAGAAGTTATTAAAACGTCCAGTGGTATTACAACGTCCTGCATAACGACCAAAGAAGTTATTATAACATCCAGTGGTGTTATTACGTCCTGCACTCTCACCTAAGAAGTTATTATGACATCCAATGGTGCTAGCAAATCCAGCAAAGTCACCCATGAAGTTATTACAACTTCCAGTGGTGTTACAAAATCCTGCACAACGACCAAAGAAGTTATTATGACATCCAGTGGTGTTACAACGTCCTGCCTGCGCGCCAAAGAAGTTATTATAACATCCAGTGGTGTTACAAATTCCTGCAAAACGACCTAAGAAGTTATTATGACTTCCAATGGTGTTACAAAATCCTGCATTCGAACCAAAGAAGTTATTATGAGTTCCAGTGGTGTTACAACGTCCTGCATTCTCACCAAAGAAGTTATTATAACATCCAGTGGTATTACAACGTCCTGCATAAAGACCTAAGAAGTTATTATAACTTCCAATGGTGTTAGAAAATCCAGCATTATGACCAAAGAAGTTATTATGAGTTCCAGTGGTGTTACAAAATCCTGCACTAAAACCTAAGAAGTTATTATGATTTCCAGTGATGTTACAACGTCCTGCATAAAAACCAAAGAAGTTATTATAACTTCCAATGGTGTTACAACGTCCTGCATAAACACCAAAGAAGTTATTATTATTTCCAGTGGTGTTACAACGTCCTGCACTAGCACCAAAGAAGTTATTATGACTTCCAGATGTTAAATTTAAACCAGCACAATTGCCAAGTGAGTTATTATTTGATCCAGTCGTTAAGGTATTGGGACCTCCTGCGCTAGACCCCAGAGCAACACTGCCACTCGTTTGTTTAACTTGACCAGTAACACTGATTGAATTGGAAACGCTTACAGCATTTGTGGTATCATTAACTGTAACAAGACCAGCAAATTGTGAAATTTCTCTGTTGTTTGCCATAACTCTGACACTAAGTTCCTATTTAAAGTTATTTATAACGAGTATATTTTAGATTAATTAATGATTGCAAAAATTTCAATCTTCACTCACTTTTTATACAGAAGCAGATGTTGATCCTATTGTAATTTGTCTGGTGGATTCATTGATTGTAAGGTAACTGGCAAGTTTACCAAGTTTTCTATTGGCAGGCATTTTTATTTGATACCACTTTTAGTATTTATTGTTTGATTAGAGATAGAAATCGTTCCATGAAGAACCATCATAACCTTGATGCTTACCAGCGCTGCTATTGAAGACAATTGCACCAGTTGATGTAGAACCAATGGAGTTTCTTTGTGCAGTGGTCATTCTTGGTGGTAAGAAGACCTTAGATGTTGATTTCAGATCCAGAATTGCATCATCTGCTGGGGTGAATGTTCCAACACCAACGCTATAACCAGTTCCGATTCCAAGAATGTTGTTGTCACCGCGAAGTGTGACGTTTCCATCAGAAACAAATGATGCAGCAGTGATAACTCCAACCGTATTGATACTTGCATTAGTTGAAAGTGCAAGACCCACAGAAGCAACACTTGCGGTTCCAGTCAGATTGCCAACGAATCCACCAGTTGCAGTGATAATACCAGAAGTATTAACACTTCCGTTTGTAGTAAGTGCAAGAGCAACTTGTGCAACACTTGCATTTGATGCAGTGCCAGTGAGATTACCAACGAATCCACCAGTTGCAGTGATGATACCTGAGGTATTGACACTTCCGTTTGTGGTGAGTGCTAGTGCAACCTGAGCAATACTTGCGGTTCCCTGAACGTTGCCAATCAGTGATCCGCTGAATGATCCAGCAGTGATGATACCACTTGTATTCAGAGAAGCAGTGCTGCTGATACCCAGAGCATTTGTTGCTGTGGTTGCAGTGCCTGTAAGATTACCAATGAAGGTTCCTGCGGTAACAATACCCGTGGTATTAATGTTAACCGTAGTTGTCAGACCCAGAGCATTTGTTGCTGTGGTTGCAGTGCCTGTTAGGTTGCCAACAAATCCACCAGTTGCAGTGATAATACCTGAGGTATTAACTGATATAGTTGTAGTTAGACCTGTTGCAGTTCCTGTAACATTGCCAGTGACGTTGCCAGTGACGTTGCCCGTGAGATCACCAACAAATGTGGTTGCAGTTGCAACACCAGACACAACTGCATTGGTGAAGCTACCGATGCCAGCAGACATCTTCGTTGCAGTTAGAATGCCAACAGTATTAATGCTGACACTAGTTGAGAATCCAAGAGCAGTGGTTGCGCTTGTAGCAGTGCCAGTTAGATTACCAACAAATCCACCAGTTGCGGTGATGATACCAGAAGTATTAACTGATGCAGTAGATGTAAGTCCAGTTGCATTTCCAGTAAATCCATTTATGGCAGAGATTGAAGTTGCGGTGATGATTCCACTTTGTGCATTGATAATGATGCTGGAACCAACTCGGACCTCATTCTTGCTTCCGTCAATTGCAACAGTTTCCTGACCAACCGAAAGAATACCAGTAACTCGTGCATCACCATGTACCCAAAGTGTGGTTCCTGCAATACCTGCATAACCAACTTCAAGTTGATAATTGGTTGCCGTGGTTCCAACACCAACCTTAGGTGAGGTATTGTAGATACCAACAGAGGTCTTTCTCCATTCTGCAATAACTGTTCCTTCATAAGAAATCAGTTCAACCAGAGCATTTGCGGCAAGAGCAGTGTTGAATACAATGTTTGTACCAGTATCTGCAACATAGTCATCAGGTGAAATTAATAGACCATTGACATAAACATCGAGAAGTTTCTTATCAGTGTATGTAACTTGGAACTCTCTTTGACCAGCAAATGCACGATAATTTGCAGATGTTCTTCCAAGTTCGGTGAGATTTGAGTTGTATTCAATAATTTCAAGAACATCACCAGCAGCAGCAGCACCAAGTCCTGATGGGTTAACATCAATTCTAACGTCATCATCAGTTGAATCAGTTGTGTATTGTGAAGTTGAATATCTAACACCATTTACAAATAATTCAAGAGTTCCAGAAGCATCATTAACTGGAATGATTGTCTGACCATCGACTCCCGCTGAATATTCGGTGAGAATACCAGATCTTGCAGTGGTCGCAAAACCAACAATTTCAATCAGAGAATTTGCACCTGGTGCAGTTGTGAATCCAATTGTAACTCCACTTCCAATTACAGTGTAATCACTTGACCCCAAGTGAACACCGTTGACGTATACATCATTGTTTGGAACACCAGTTCCAACTCCGACAGTATAATTTGTTTGCCCAGCACCAGTGGCAACGAACGTTGTAACACCAACTCTTGCCCATGACGCATATTCAAAGACTTCAATTTCATCACCAGATAGGAAGTTTTCACCATTACCTTCAAGGTCAATATATTTTCCACCTTGTATAGAATCAACTACGATAGATTGCTGTTGACGAATGCCGTTAATAAAGACTTCTGTATAAGTAGCATTATGATATCCAACTTCATATAGTTCTTCTGCGACAGTTGATGTATGTGCCGTTGCAATTCTTGCTGTGGTTGCAATACCAATAACCTCAACAACATCATTAATTGCAAGAGCAGTTGCAAATCCAATAGTATTTCCTGATCCAATTACTGTATACTCAACAGAAGGAATTTGAAGAACTCCGTTGACATATACATCATTGTTTGGAACTCGGAATGCAGCATTTGAGATTGTAACTGTGGTGCTTCCGATGCCAGATCTTACAGTTGCAGCAACACCAGCAGTAATCGTTGTAGAAATTGTGTTGTCTGTACCGATAAACACACCAGTTGCACCAACAGCAACAATTGGAATTCCACTGGCAAAAGTATTTCCGAGTCCAGTAATCTGAATTGTATCACCAACTGCAACGTTTGCAACAGAGGTAAGGAAGATCTGAGTAGATCCAATACCAACTGTACTTGCAATTGTTGTTACAAGTTGTCTTGCAGGCGGTGCTGTAACTGTGGAAATACCAACTCTTGCCCATGATGCATATCTAAAAGTCTCATGAGTAGATCCAGCAGGTGATCCACCATTTAGATAGAGATATTCATTTGGTGCATACGTTGCTCTGTTTTCTCCGAGAACACGAACACCATTGACAAAGGTTTCTTGAAGACCATCATGCTTAACAATATCAAAATTATAATATGAAGCTTCACCCCTATCAACAGCAACTTCTCTGGTATATGTTGCTTGGTTTGCTGCAATACCTACAATTTCAACCGTGTCACCAGCTTGAACACCAGTTGCAAGTTGAACTGTATTGCCTGCTCCAAGAACTGTGTATTCTGGACTTGCTCCACCATTGTCTAATTTAACACCATTCAAGAATACTTGGGTATCAGGAACACCAGTTGAAATCCCTACGGTAAAGTTAGTTTGACCAACACTTGCAATTGGTCTTGTAATTGTAACTGCAATTCCAGCATTGATAACATCTGAAATTGTTGATGCCGATCCAATAAAGACTGCGGTTGCTCCAACAGAAACAATTTGAGCTCCAACTGCAAAGGTTGTTCCTGCACCAGTAATCTGAATACTATCACCAACTGCTACATTAGAAACAGAATCAATTGAGATCTGAGTTGATCCTGCACTTACACTTGCACCAACAGAAACTGCGGTGATTAAGGTAAAGTTTTCTGGAATTGAGAACGTAGTAATTCCATGACGAATACCAGAACCCCATTGTATAACTTCGAGTTTATCACCAATTTCTGCGGACAAACCACCAAGCACAGTAACAGTCTTTGCAGTTCCAACGATTGAAAAGTCTGTTTCAATTAGTTTAACACCATTGAAAAAGATATCTACATCGTTCTTAGAGAATGCCGTAACAGAAGAATCCGAGAATACCGTTTGACCAATACTTGTAGCAGTGATCGTTGTGAGTCCAGTTCTTCCACTTGAATAGCGAACGTTTTCAATGATAGATCCAACTTCTGGAACTTCACTTAGAGATGCGATTGAAGTAACACCAACACTATTAATTTCATCTTTGGAAATTTTAAGTCCATTAACAAAATGTTCATCATTTACTGTTCCAAGATGAATCGTTTCACCAGCACCAACTGTAATTGTTGCAACTCCAATCTTTGCATCATCTCGATAAGAATTAACAATTACTGATGAACCCGATATTGGAATTTCACTTATTTGAATTGCAGAAGACAACCCAACGTTTGTTCCATAAGGAAGTTTGATTCCATTGACAACAACATCTACTGCTGTTGCCGATGATATAACGGAATCAAGTTCAATGAATACTGACTGTTCGGTTGCAGTCGTTGTTCCGATTCCAACTTTTGAATTATTAGAATACGAGAATATGTCAATAGAATCTGATGCAAAAACATTAACATTTGAATTTAAAATAACTGCGTCGCCAAATGTTTTGAAATATGTCTCATTTTCAACCAGTTTGACACCACGATAATAAACATCAATCGGTCTACCCGAAGCAATTCTTCCTGGTGTTCCAATTCCAGTAACAAATACAAAAACTATATCGTTTGCAGCAGCAGTTGATGCAATACCAGTTCTAACTTCGTTATCGCGATATCCAACGAGGACAACATCAGAACCAACACCAACTGAATTATTAAAACCAATGTATTTCTCATTTGTTGGGAAGTTTAAATAAGTCTTATATTGTTTGTATCCTGCAACATATGCATCTGTATTATCATATGTGATTGAAGATGCAATTGGTAGGAATGAGAACTGTGTTGCTATTCCCGTTGGATCTTCATGAGAGACATATGCTCTTGTGTCTCTACTATCTACAAATCCTTTTCTTTGTGGAATGTTGACGTTGACGCTGTTACCACTTCCAACAACAGAAATGTCGGATCCTTCAAAGTCAATAATCTTAATGCCACCTACGTTTGCTACGTTAGTCCCAGCGTAGCGAACAGTTAAGCTTCCAGTTTGACCAACATATCCAGAAACTGCATATCCAACGAGGTTTACAATGTCTCCTGCTCTTGTAGATGCTGCAAGAGAAACGATTGTACCACCATCAGATGAATACTCAGTTGGTTCAAGTTTAATACCATTAATGAATACGTTTAACTCATTTGGATCATGAGTGAATGTAAACTGAGTTGCACCAGCTCCTGCGGTAATATATACCTCAGATTTAATTCCTACTGGATTTTGCCATGCAACTCCACTACCAGTAGATATGAGAACTTGTCCACTCTGTCCTATTGATCCGCCAGCACTTACTTGACTATTAACCGTTGTAACACCTGTAAGTGTAATATTATGAAAGTTTCCATCAAAAACTGTTCCACCAATATGAACAGTGTTAAATGTACTAATTCCAGTAACAAATAAGTTATTAATTGTCTGACTGGATGCCGCAGAGAGAGCGATTCCAGTTAGATTTGAACCATCACCATAGTAAGTTACCGCAGAAACTGCGCCGCCGACTTGAATTTTCGCACCAATATTTGTTGTTCCCAGACCAACCTGCGTTCGGATGGAATTCTGGTTAAACAGATTAGGTGTTACTAATGCCGCTAGATCTCTTGCTCTTGACATGGTGACAGCTTTTAGTTATTTATTTACAAGTTTGTTTGATCATTATGAAAGAAGGAAACTTGTTGACCCAATTCCTACCACAGTGAATATTAATGTGCTTCCAGACACACTAATCTTAACTGGTGAATTTCCTGAACTTAGGAATCCATTTGTTGCCGTGACAATTCCAACAGAAAGATTGGTATTCAATGAAACAGTTGCAACCCCAGTTGAAGAATTGTAACCATCTACGATAATATTAGAACCAAAATTCAGATTATTTGCCAGACCAATTACAGAATTATCATCTTGAAGTTGAATGTAACTTCCTGCCGCACCAACAAATGGTTGTTGATGTGTAACTGCCTCTACTAAATCACCTTCTTTTGCACCCTCAGTAAGAACAAATGTTGCTCCGTTAGATGCAGTAAAGTCATTGTTGTATAATAGTCTAGTTCCATTTAGATAGACATCAAGATCACCAACTAAATATCCTCCACTAAAAGGAAAAAGTGTTTGATCGGCATTTGCAATGAAGTTTCTTCTGACAATGTAACCACCTAATACCTCACCAATTGGTGTAGAATAAGTGAGAACTTCTACAACATCACCATTAATAGCATTAAATGCAAGAATTACATTTGTGCCATCGGTAGCAGTAAAATCAGTTCCATTTAATTGTCTGACACCATTGTAATAACATTCAACGATAGCACCAGGAGAAGTTGAGTATCCTGCGGTAAAAGCAAATATGTTGGTAGTGATTCCAACATTATATGCTTGATTTTTAAATCCAAGCGTTGTTACACCAACATTAATATGTGCAACACCACTAGAATCAATATTGACACTGGAAATACCAGGTCCATAAAAATTAATTGTTGTTCCAGATCCAATGGAAGTTCCGCTGGACTGAATTCCAACAGATGATATTCCAGATCTACCGCTAACATAGACATTAGCAGTTGATCCGTTTACTGTAACAAGAGTTGCACCAACACCAGCAAAATTAATGGTTGTAACACCAGTTCCAATGACAACTCCACCAGATTGAATTCCAACTGCTGCATGGAAAGTAGTTGTGAATCCTGGTGCTAGTGGACCAAGAGTTGTTAATCCACTTAGAACTGTTCCACCATTTATAACCAGATTTTGGAGAGTTGCAATACCTGTTACGTTTAAATTTTTGGTGGTAATGATGCCAGTTACATTTAATTCATTTAGATTTGCAGAATCAAAGGTGATGTCATCTAAATTGATATCACCAGTAACTCTTAAATCTCCAATAACAGTGAGCGCAGTAACACCTGTACTGACACCACCATCAACAGTGGATATACCAGTAATATAAACATTATTTCCAAAGGTGGATATACCAGCAAAAGTAGATACCCCAGCGACTACTAAGTTGGTAACGCCAATTCCACCATTTACATGCAAGTCATGTCTTGGATTAGTCGTTGCAATTCCAACCTTGCGTGTGTCAGCATCCGCAAAGATCAGACTTGTGTTGACCTCTATTCCATTCTTGACTGTAAAGTTTTTATTAATGGCCATTAGTACTCCTGAGGTTCACTATCCCCTCTCGTTTATTTATATGTTTTGTTCTTATAATTAGGTATCAATTTGACCAAATACTTTCCATTCGTTTGTGGTTGTATACACCCAACCAATAAAGTCTCCGTTCATTGGGTTTGCATTGAAGACAATATCTCCAATAGATCCAGCAGTAGTTGGAGTCGCAATTCCAACTGTGTGTTTTCTAGATACAGTTGCATCACCTTGAATGAACAGAGATGAAACCTCCACACCCTTAGATGATGTTGAGACAATCTTCTCATTAAACACAACTGGACCATCAAACTCAGAAACAACTGTATTATCTGGACCACCTTCAACACGAATTGAACGACTGATGTTAGCTTCCAATGGAGTCAGAACATCGAATCCAATGCTAACATCATCCTGAGATAAATCTTGACTAGTGACAGTAGGAATTGGTGCATCAATAACTTCTTCTTTACCTGTTGCTGAGCTCACTTTCTTATTACCAATATAAAACTCACCAGCATCATTCATACCAGTGTAAACAACAATTCCGCCGTTTTCTTTGGATGCCTGAGACAAGAACTTTTCTTTTATAGAAAGAATTTTATTTTGTCTTTGTGGAATCGCAGTTGAGTAGTTTCCTGGACCATAACCAACATACTCAAAAGTATGACCAGAAGCACGAATAAATGAATTTCTCCTGAATTCAATTGGAATAACTCTAATTTTTTTAATCACAGATCCATTTAAGTGAGTTTGTCTGCGGGTTCCAAGAACTCCACGGAAAACACGCAATGAATCGCCAGCAATAATAGATCTCTTAATTTTTACAATTTCATCATCAATTAACAAATAATCTCCAATATTAAAGTTGAGATTATCTGAATTAGTAACACTTACATTCTCATCAGTTAGACTTGTAATTGCTGCTGATAAAGTTGATCGAATGCCTCCATATGGAGGAATAAGTCTTCCACCAATATTTTCATTTGCAATCGTGATGTTACCATCATTTGCACGGAAGTTTAAGATATCAGTTACAACAAATGAACTTCCAGTAAGTGCTGGTTCTGTTGTTCCAATTCCGAGATTTACTGTGAACGTTGTGAGTCCAACAACTTCAATGACTGGGGTTTTTTGATTATATACAGACTGATTTGATCCAACAATTTCAATACCATTTCCAGGTCTGAAACCATGTGCAATTGTTGTTGTAACAGTTGCAATTCCAGTTGTTCTGGTATAACTAAGAGTGCTCACAGGTACAACTTGATCATTTACATAAGCACTTGAAAAGAAGGTCTCAATAATCCCAAGTCCAGCAGTATTTGATGGACCATATGCAATCTCTTCAAAAGATCTAACATCTACACGATTTACATCACCAGTTGTAATTCCAACAATTCTGTAATTGTTATTGTATTCATCGTATGCATCAGAAGAAATTCCAGCAACACTTACAAGACTATTAAAATTGTTGTAGATTGATGTTACACTTACAACTCCGACAGTGTGTCCAGATGAAGTAGTAATTCCAACGACAGCCAGAGTATTTCCAATTCCATAGGCACTTCCACCATCCATAATTTCAACAGATGAGATTGTTCCTGCTACACTTACAGTAATCTTTGCTGTTGCAAACTTACCAGTGGTAGAAGTTCCAATTCCAACCAATTTAGCATTATAATATCTCTCAACAGATCCACTACCAGATCCATATCCCGCACCAGCATTTACAATGCTTACAGAGGTAACTGGATTGAGTCTGTGTTCGGTTCTGAAATAAAGCGTGTGTGATGTAGTTGAAGTTGACACAATATTTGTCAAACCAATTCCAATTCCGACAGCAGATAATCCTTTATCAAGAGTTTCTCTTGTGATGCTCTTTACTGGATCATCAACAATAACATCTCCAATTGGACTTGGTAGAGCAAATGTGACAGTTCCTCTTGGATCAATATTTGGATTATCTCGATCAGTTTGTGGATAAAAATTAGTGATTGGTTGCGAGAACTTATATTCAGTAAATGGTGCGACATTTGGTGAATTTGAGTTATTAACTAACAGAACATGATAGATACCATCCTGTTGATTTGCAACATACTCTTTGTATTGAGTTGAACGATAGATTGTGAAAGTATCTCTAAAATCTTTCTGCACAAATCTTGGAAGATTTGTATCTCTTACAGAAGTATTGTTGCCGAATGTGCCTGGATTTGTTGTAATACCAACCGCAAATTGTTTTGCACTTGATACTCCAACAACAGTGTACAATCCGTTAAATCCAGAGTTACCTGCTCCTGTTGTGTTGTTAGTGCTCTGTATTTTCTGTGTTTGTACAACAGCACCTGGTTGTAGATAATGAGGAAGTTCAGTATCAATATATGCTACATTACTTGCCCAATAAGCGTTTGAGATAAAGTTGAAGTTTCTAATCTCAGTTTGATCGGTTAATGTTGCAGTTGTGTCTGCAAAATATTTTTGAACAATTGATGTTGTAAATCCAGAAGTATTGCTGGAACTTTGAACAACATAACCATCAATTGGTGGTCTTGGATTTGATGACTCTTTTGGAATTACAAAACGAATTCTATAAACAGTATCAACAGATGTTCTCTTATCCTGAATTCGATTAAAGAATGTTCTTGGAGTTGCTGCACCTAATCCTGCCACACCAGCACTTTGAATTCTAGAATACAGAGTATTTTGTGTTGATGCTGTTGAGACATTAATGTACCATTGATTTACGTTTCTATCAAATTGAATTGGATGACCAATGTCTCCTGGTTTCTTATCAACAACTCTACTAATAACTTTGAGAGTCCCTCCTTTATTATTTAAACTTAAAGCATTATCATTATTGGCATCATTTAAGCTCGT